TCTTTTTGCAGTTTTTAAATCATACCCCGTGCGCACCTCTAAACCGCACCGTTCAAAAGCCTCTTCAATATACTCTGTTACATCAATTTCAAAATTTGTGGATCCAGAAACTGCCATTTATTTTTTCATAACCTTTCCGCCCATACGCATACCCTTGGCTTTTCCACCATATTTCATTTTTTTAACTTTACCACCCATGCGCATACCCTTGGCTTTAACTTTACCGCCCATGCGCATTCCTTTGGCTTTAACTTTACCACCCATGCGCATTCCTTTGGCTTTAACCTTTCCACCCATACGCATACCCTTGGCTTTTGGAGTGGTTTTTTTCTTCATTTTCTTTTGACCGGCTGCCCCTATATTTACTCTACTTGTCATCTTCTTCTCCTTCGTTGTACAAATTATCATAAATGCGATTTACATCTAGTGTATAATCTAAATCTGATTTTGAATAGTGTAAAAATTGTGATGGTCTAAAATCAGGAGCTCCTTCTCCAACTGTAAACCATGCGGGATGCGTAACTCTTACTCTATTATTAGGCAGAGCTACGATATTACCAGTCCACTCTCCCGCGTCGAGTAACTGTAATACATGAGACTGTTTATGTTGTGCAGGATCATCTGCTATCTCACTATTTGTATAGTCAACAGTAAACAAATATTTTGCAGGAAAAAATCCACCATCTATTTTTGCTAACCAAGGACATGGTGTAGTGCGATCCATAACATAAACTGAATGAGTATGAGAAGAACAATCCCATGGCTGTGCATTATGTGTCTCCATTGGTTCGGGCCATT